GCGCTGGACCAGGCAAAACAGCACGTTGGGACTGTTGGGTCTAAGCTCGGGGTTTGCGCATTTAGATGACATCACCAACGGACTGCAGCCCTCGCAGCTGATCGTCTTGGCAGCACGCCCAAGTAAGGGCAAGTCTGCGCTGGCTTGGCAGATCGCTATGCACGCAGCACAGCGAGGTCCTGTAGCGTTCTTCAGCCTGGAGATGGATGCACGCAGTCTGGTGTTGCGTGCCCTCTGCCAGCTGACATCCATACCAATAGCAGACCTGGCACGCAATCGTATGCCAGAGCATAAGCAGCAGGCATTCGATGAGGCTGTGGCGCAGTTGCGTAGCGCTCAGTTGCACATAGATGATCGGGGCAGTCTTACCCTCCATGCGCTTAAAGCCAAGTGCAAGAAGCTACATCGTCAAGAACCCCTCTCTCTAATCGTTGTAGACTACCTGCAGTTGATGCAGGCAGGCAAAGCAAGCACCAGAGAGCAAGAAGTCAGTCAGATCAGCAGAGGGCTGAAGGCCCTGGCAATGGACCTGGGGGTGCCCGTGCTGGCCTGCGCACAATTAAACAGAGCGATAGAGATGCGCACAGGAGAGGCATCGCGCCCTGCCCTATCGGATCTTAGAGACTCAGGCCAGATAGAGCAGGATGCAGATGGGGTGTGGATGCTGTGGTGGGGATGGGAGCATTGCTCAGATTTAGCAGAGGGAGATTGTGAGTTGTTGGTGCGGAAAAATCGAAATGGACCCTTGGGCACGCAGGGCGTGGATTGGAGTAAGGAGCAAGTGGCTTTTGTTGAACGCATCTAATTATATATATCGCCTGCCCCTGCAACCTTCAAGCAAGCATGAGCAGTTGCGGTTGGTAGAGCGCTGGCAGCAGGATGGAGATGTGGACGCACGCAATCAGCTAATTCGGGAGTCGTTGGGATACGTACTCAAAGAGCTATCTAAACGATACAGTCCAAACTACGATAAGAGTGACGCCCTGCACGATGCCGCGCTAGCGCTTTGTGATGCTGCAGACAAATTTGACGCTAGTACGGGCCACTCATTTTTGACTTACGCCAAATTCTACATTATGAGGGCGCACAACGTAACTGAGAGTGTGTCACATCCTGGATTTAGGATGCCCTATGACGCAATCAAAGATCAGCGACGTAAGGGGCCCGATGAACGACCACACACATTCGTAAATCTTGAGATGGCAGAATTAAACCCTGCCGATAATCTTAGCACCCTCCCCGATATAAGCGAAGGAAACGACATACGTCATTTTCTGTCTACGATAAAATGTCGCAGGGCACGGGCGATGGTGCAATTTCAATTCGGCATCATTGGCAATCGCACGTGGCGCAAATCTGAGCTTGCCAGAGCGATGCGTTTGAGTAGACAACGTGTAGACCAAATTGAGAAAAGGACTTTACATGAAATACGGCGCAACGTGTCGCGGTAGTTGCTCAGGGAGTAGCACACTACCAATCGTTGCGCTTAGGGGTGGGCAGTATTGGGGAGTGCTGCCCACCCTACACAATTACTATGATTGAAATTGAACTCAGCAGCGACCAGCTAAAGGGCGCACTATACCACGCCGAACTCAACTGCGGCCACGGTATTGGCGCGATGCGCAGTCGTTATCACGACGATCAAACGCGCAAGCTGCGTATGCGCACGGATCAGGCCGTTGGGCAGGTGGCAACGTGTGCCGTGGCGAAATATCTACACGGACACACCTCAACGTATTTTCAGACCAGATTTCACCGCAACCAGCATCCCAACAGCAGCGATAATGGATTCGATATCGGCTGCGCAAACATAGACGTAAAGGGGAGCTACATGCGGTATGGCACAGACCCCTCGCGCTACAGTCTGCTGATTCACCCAGCAGAAGTCCACGACGAGTGGGTCTACATACAAGTCCTGTTGGGTCATCCATCGTCAGATCCCTCGGATTGGATTGAGGTGCCCCCAACAATCATTTTGTGCGGTTGGGCAACTACGGCCATGCTACCCACTACGCCTATAGCGGAGGGCAATCTGGCAGGTGCCCTCCGCATCCCAATCCCCGAATTACACCCACTCCCACCCATCCAACATAAGTGGTTTGAGCATGAATGGAAGACAGGAGATCACAGACCGATTATGTGATTCACAGCACACCAATCGAATCATTTTTTTTGAGCCTGCAGAATTAGATGAGGCGCTAATTGGCATCGCGTGCCGCATCGGACTATCGGTGCCAGCGTATGACTATGACGCCCTGATAGAGATACACCAACAAATCAACAACTGGTCCTATGAGGATGCAGAAGAATGGGTGCATCACAACACAATGGGCAGCTACGTGGGTCCCGAAACGCCCGTGGTCGTATGGAGACCGCGCTAGCGGCACTGGACGAGGAACAGGTATTTAATCGTGTGGGCACCTTGGGCGATACTTATACGATCAGGAGGCACCCCACGATTGAGCCTGGAGAGGATCGCTGGACCTGCACCTGCAAGGGCTATACGTATCGCAGTAGGCAGAAATCGAACTACCAGTGCAGACACATACGGGAGGTGCGCGAATGTCTGATACAAATAATATGACTATTGGCCTGGATTTCGGCCTATGCCAAGCCAATGCATATAATATGTCGAGATACATGCAGGAGCCTGTTACGGTCTACGCCATCGGAAAGGGCAAGGCAAAGCGCTATTTTTTTCGCTTAAAAAACGACACCCGTGAGGTGGATGATATGTGGCGCATCATTTGGCATAGCGATTGGGAAAAACTCGCATGAGTTTAATGAAATACAAAGAAGTCGCAAAAAAATTATCAATATCAGAAACTCAAGTTTATGCATTAAAAGCGACAGGAAAGCTGCCATTTATCAAAATAGGTCGATCTACTCGCTTTGATGAGCAAGACATTCAAAATTTTATACAGGAGAGAAAACGTAGGATTCAGTGATATCGCGCTGTGTCAGTATTGTGTCAATCGGCCCCAAAACATAAAAACAACCACTTACGAATTAACGTAAGTGGTTGTTTTTAATGGTGAGCCCACTGGGAGTCGAACCCAGGACCTACGGATTAAAAGTCCGTTTTTGCTAAACTTTGTTGGGCTATATAAAACAACAGCTTACGCAGTTGTGATTGCCTTACAGCAACTTAGCCCCTACCTTTGACCTACGCCGAACTACACAGAGCTACATGCTATTGCATGGGCGCTGTGTCAGTATTGTGTCAAAGGAGAACAACTTGGCAGCAAAAAAATACCGCGAAGGGGCTGTAAGCTATTTTAAAAAGGGTACTTATTGGCACGCCTATTGGACCGATCAAAACACGGGATTGCGTGGGCAACGTAGCTTGCGATGCACAACGCAACGCATGGCTAAAGAGGAAGCAAGAAAAATAAGCGATGCATTAGATGGAAACATAATACAGAAACTTGATGCTGCACGGGACAATAAGAAAGTGACGTTTGGCGAAACGGTTGAGCGCTACCTAGATGAATGTGATCTCGCGGAGAAGAGCCTGAAAGAGGACCGCACGCGCCTGGATATGGTGCGCTTGGATTGGGAGGACCTGCCCATCAGCAGCATCGACGCAGGCCAGATCGACTCCTGGCTGGCAAAGAAGAGGCGCAGCAGGGGCTGGGGCCGAAGCACCCGTAACCGCTACCTGAGCGCTATTAAACAGGTCTTCAAGAAAGCATACTCGTTAAACTATACGATGGAGAATCAAGCAGCGCCTCTCAAAGCGCTTAAAGAAGAGGAAAACATCCCTGAGCCTTTGACAGATGCGGTGATGGATGCCTTAATGCAGGTGCTGCCTGAGTATGCCAAATACTATGTTGCCATCCTGGTAGATACAGGGCTACGCAGAGGCGAACTGGCGCAGATACGCTGGCGCGATGTGGACACAGCTAACAAGCAGCTGATCGTGCGCAAGAGCAAAGCGAAGACTTTCAGGGTCATCCCGATGACCCATCGCCTTGCTGCCCTCTTCGACTCCCTGCGCTCGGGACGCACATGGGCGCAGACGCAAAGTGGGCACAGCAACCACACCATCGTATGGCCTGATGACAGTAATCCTGAAGCGCTTGTGATCGGCAACATAAATCTAAAGAAATCGCTCTATGCTGCGAGTAAAAAGATCGGAGTGAAAAACATCCACCCACATCAGTTCAGGCACACCTTCGCCACACGCCTTATGCAGCGAGGGGTGTCGATGGAGCATATCATGGCGTTGGGAGGTTGGAAGAGTGCTACGATGGCGAAGCGCTACGCCAGAGTCAATCCAGTAGAATTACACGAACAGATTAAGCGGTTAGAAACCGAAGAATAAAAATGCTATTTCGCCGCATCAACAAAGGCCTGCCCCAAAACGTAGGCTACCGCGACTGCGGCCATCGGCCAGGTAAGTTCAACTACGCCTGTGCCAGCTGCTGCGGCTAACGCTGCGGTAACGCCCAGCTTACGTGATGCTAATTTGCCTGCCACGTTAGCAATGTTAGTTAGATTCATCTTCAGCCCCCTTATCTTGATCCAGTTCCTCCAGCACCATCAGCGCCCCTTGCTGGCGCTGGGCCAGGGCCGTTAATTCCTGCACAGTGCCCTGTGCCTGCTGTAATCGTTCCAACGTTGCGCGTTGATTTTCTCTTAATTCTGAAATTTTTTCAGCGACATTTTTCATAACATTCCACCTAAGTCGTCTAACGGGAGTTTGTCTAAAGGGCGTTCCAACAACAAGTCTTTTAATTTTGTGTTGCTAACTTTTAGCAAGGTTCCACCCACAATAGTTTTTTTTCCTTCATCGTCTATTTCAATGTCATAGAGGTAGAGGGTCGAGCTAAACCACCCTGCCTGCGTAATACGGGCTGGCCTGCGATGCCCATTAATCTGCGCCCAGACAACCTGCGATTCATCGTAATCGCTACCCAGATATACACTGATCCCACTTAGTAGATTGACTACTGTCTCGCGGATGGAGAGTAATACCAATGCAGCTATAAACCACCAGATGTATTGCTCTACAAGCAGGGCTACGCCCGAAGTTTCGCCAAACGCTTGCAGGGCCTGCTCGGTTTCGTCATCAGTCATTGTAGAATGAGTTTGCCGCAGCAGCAAACAAACTAGTTAATAGCCAAGCTGAGCCAGCAAAAACAAAATCTGAATCAACTATATATTCGGGTATGGCGTGCCTATCATCGTAGTATCGCAGAGTCTGAAACAGCAACGTATTAATCCCCAAAGCGCAGCCGCTCCAAGATGCGCACGACACCAATTTTTCCTGTTGCGCTTGATGGCGCGTAATCGTTTTAATTTTTGCACGAGCCTCTTTTGCCTCGGCTTTTGCGCCCCGAACTTGGGCGCTTCTGGACTTTAAGACGCCCTCCGCTGCAGCGTGCTGTTGGCGAGAATCGTCGTATAAACTCCACAATTTTTTGTAACATTCACGTAGCTCGGCAAACGATCCGATTTCTTTAGGATCACGAGGTAATTTGCCGAGCATTAGTTATCTCACTAAATACAAATCAACGCTTTCGCTGATCTGTTTCATTTTAATCCACGTTTGTCGCACTGGTTCATTAGCTTTAATTTGCACCTGACCCAACAGTCCGATTAGATTCCACTCGTCGCGCTCCTCTCGCGCAATGTACGTGCGCGACTCGTCGTAATCGGGATTTAGTTTGCGGACGCTTTGTGTCGTGCTTGTTGCGCCCTCGGGCGGTGTCCACGATGAGTTTTTAGCAAGCTCGTCGCGTTCGTAGCACGAACCTGCTTCGACCTTAATATCGTTGATCTGCTTGTTTTCTGGGATATTATCTCCATCGACATAG